ATAATTACGACCATCAAAAGAGAACGGTTTATTACTCACAAAATAATCATCACAAAGATGTTTGAACAAAGGCAAATGTTCGTTATCGTAAGTAAGAGTAACAAACAAAGAGTACTTATGTTGTTTACACTCCTGAGCAACTCTATTTGTGAGCTCAACAGATTTCTTATGTAAGCAAGCGTCACACTTACGACAATCTACAAACAAGTGTTCACCCAAATAAGGGTTATAAACTCTTTGAGGGTTAAAACACTTGAATGCAGGTTGAGGTGTTAAATCCTGACGTTCACTTTCTACCATTTCACGTAAACGCATACCTAAAAGATAAATAATTAATAACCAACAAAACTAAATACTAGCATAGCCAAGGCTAGCAGCTAAACTAGTAAGGGCATAAACAATAGCCTTGATAATCACAGAAATAATTTCTTTTTTCATAACTTATTTATTTTTAAATTCAACAATAACCTGAGCAACATTATGGCAAACAGCATCAAACACAAGTTGAACAAAACTACTAAATGTAACTCTAGAAGCAGTAACGGAACCTTTGATAGTATTCAAACCAAGAAGTACACAGCCCTTAGTATCTTTAGGCTTGTTACCAATATGAAAGAGAATACCAAAGCGGTTAGGCACTTCGATACGTGGCATATAACAGCCGAACTTATTAGACCACACAATATTAAGTGGGTATTTACCAATCTTAACAGCTCCAAACTTTTTAGCATCAACCGATGGTTCTAGAGTGTCGGAGAAATACACACCATCAATATAAAGTTTACCGATTGTGTAAGTTTCCGAAAAATAATGTCTTACTACTTCAATTTTCATATCATTATATTTTTATATTAAACATTTTGCAAAAACAGTTAAATCACTGAATGCGATGCAAATATACAAAACATTTTTCTATAACCGGTATTATGTTAAAGGGTTTTAACTAAAAAATAGGCACGTTTAACGTTTGTTTCACGTAAAATATAGATATGTAGGTTTTGTGTCAGTTTTCGTATATAGGACAAGGGGGTCGCAGATGTCGGGAGCATCTGCCGTTAGGAAAACTGAAGATTAACCAACCAAAATAACCTTTACCGCGCTTCGCGCGCTGCCTTGCTTGAGTGTTCGACCATTGAAAATGTGAAAACGAACATTTTTTCCCTCTCTGAAAAAAGTCTGCGACTTTTTCCCGAGTGAAAAAAAATTGTCCGTTTTCTGCTTCGCTGAGCGATTAGGGCTTTCAGCCCTATAACCTGAGTTCCGCCTGGCGCGCGGAACCGAGCGCGTTTACGCTCCGCGGGCTCTACCGAGGGTGTTCCTTTGGCATTGCCCAAAGGAACCGAAAGGCTAGTGTTTTTCATGGTATTGTTGGGCTGGCGCATAGAGTAAATGCGGCTGGGCTGTCGTTTCCTGAGAGCGGAAACTCGCGCAATATAATTAACGAAAATAGGCACATGCACACACGATAATCGCGCGCGCATACGCCTATAATAATTAAGGAATAAAACCAGAAGCAGCATTCATAAACTGAAAAAGTGGCTGCAAATTAGAATTACGTGCTTCTGAAATGATTTTATTAACAACAGCATTAAACGTCTTATCATTAACACGGTTAAGAAACTCTTTAGCTTTATTGTCGGAAAGATTATTCCGAGTTCGTGACTTAATTTCATCAATAAGCTGTTTATTTACATCAATTTGAGAAGCATTAGCCGCAGAGGTACTTTTAGCTACCATTATATCAGCAATAGCTTTAGTCAAAGCCTGATGTATATCAGCATTAACTTTGTGTAATTCAGCGGGCTGCACCTTATCACGATAAAAAGTTTGAACGTCCTTTTGCAATTCCATAAGACTACCTTTAGCAGCTTCATTCAAAGACTGACGCCAAACGTATGTAGCCATAGAAGACTTCATTTGTACATTATCTTCCATAGTTCTATCGGTAAACTCATTTTGAAGCTTAGCGGCTTTAATCGCTTGTTCCTTTAAACTATTGTCCTTAGTAGTTCCAGCAACATCTAACGTATTCTTGATATTAGCCCAAGAGTTACGAATTTGGATTTCTTTAGCTTCTTGGGCTTGCTTCAAAATAGAAGACATCATGCCTAAACTCTGTACAATGTTATTCTTATCATTGGCAACAGCTTGACCCATAGCGGCAGCATCAATTTGAGGGGCTTCCATAGTAGGCGGGTTTTGACCGCCAGCGTTAGAAGTGGCTTCACCGGTGGAAATATTATTCATTGCTAACTGAGGGTTAATTCCGGCGGCTTCTAAACGCTCACGCTGAGCGGAAGGGGTGTTGTAAGCTAACTGTTCTTTCCACTTAGTATAATCATAATCTTTTTGTTCTTGCCAAATCTTATAATTTTGAGCATTCGTGTCCTGAACAGAATCAAAATTTTTATTCGCAGCATACTTACTAGCTTTAGAACTAGCAGAACAAAGCGGAGTACCAAGACAGCAAGAAAGACCAAGAGGTTTATTAAAACCTTTTAAGATAACTTCCAGCATAATCTATAATTTGAAAACCCTGACAGCAAAGAATATCACTTTGCCAAGCCGCAAGAATGAGAAACTCATGCAACCATTGTGTAGTGAAATCGTCTAAGCCGTCAGGATGGTTAATATAATGATATATTTGCATACTACTCAGTTGGCTGAGGTGGCTCAGTTGGCTGAGTTGGCTCAGGTGACTGAGGTGGCTCAGGTGTCTGAATATTGTTAGCTTCGATAAAATTCTGAACATAGTCAGTATAAGCAGACATTTCTGCTAGAGACTGAATAGAACGGGGCTTTAACAGTTGAATCTTTGTATCATCGTCAAGCTGGGCAAACTCCTGGCCGGAAATGCTAGAATTATCCTCAAGCAAATCAAGCAATTTATTACGCTCAAGCACAGAATTGGTACGGAGAACCTGAGAGAGAACATCAACTATGTGACCACCAGAATCAACATAATTGATACTAGCTAAATCTGTATCCATAGGAGAAACAAAATCAGGTGATTCAGGTAACTCAATAATAGAAGAATCTACTAAAGGAGCCTGAAAACGGGTTTTATAATATTCTGAATAATTAAACATAACACATAATTTTAAAGTGAAGGAAGACCAGAAACAGACATAGGACGAACCGCTTGGACATTGGCACGAAAATCAACGATAAATATATCTTCAGACTCTTTACCTTTATAACTAACATTGGCAATATTATTCCAAATATTAGGTCGAATCTTGAAAAAGGCATTAGTAGCCTTTAAAGTACTATTAAGTTGCGTTTGTCGTGGAGCAGTCCAAGCAGAAAGTGTACCTGATACGGGCGAAGAATTTTCAGTAAAACTTTCAAACTCGCCATGCACATAATCTACACGGGTTTTATATTCAATATAGCGAGGAACGTAACCCAAAACATCATTATCATGAGTTGGGTTCGACGGGTCACAATAAGTATACTCATAAAGAGAAAGAGGGGCAAGACCTAAATCAGCAAACTCAGGCTGGAAATAGTCCTCCCGTTTCAACTTAATGTTAAACTTATCAACTCCAGAAGCGTTATAGTCAGCTTCAGGGACAACAGAAAATATACCCATAATTAAACCATGCTCCTTAGAATCAAAAACTATACTCTGACCACTATTAGCGGAGACACCTTTACCATATATATCACCCGTAGGGGCTTCAGAAGTAGTAGCTGTAGTGATAACCTCAGAGATAGAAATAGGCTCAGAAATACCACCAAGGAAACGGGACTTACAATTATCATATGGAACATCAAAACCATAGTGGGCACGAATCTGAGAACCATAATCACCATCACCGGCAGCAATGCTTAAACGATAAAGTTTATCCAAAGCATAAGCAGAACGGAGATTAGAAATAGATATCAAACTTTTAGCATTACTATTAGAACCAACAAGAAAAGACTGAGCTTCTGAATTGGTGGAAAGAGAGCTAAAGGGTTCCAAAGGATTAGAAGCGCCGCTAGGATAACCGCCAAAAGTCGGAGAAATAGTTCGATGAGTTAACCAATCAGCACCCTGAAAATATGGAGACACACAATTAAAATAGTCCTTTTTCCAATTACGATAGCGCAACGCAAAGCGAGCATTATCAGGCGCGGTATAATTGTCAAAGATAGGCGCATCCAAACCGCAGTCAAAGCTATCATCTATATTATAAGCACCTGGGTTATTTAACTCATACATAGGGTTACGATAGTAATCATAATAAATTTTCTGATATGCAAGCAAACGGAAAGGATTACAATCCAAAGCTTTACTGAAAGGGTTACCCGAACTTTTCGAAGCGAAAGAACGAATAGTAGGAGCATTAATACCATAACCAAGCAAATCCAAAAGACGACAAGAACCATAATCTATACGTTGACCACAAATATCAGTAGCAGAATCACTATTTCTAAAACTAGTAACCAAATTTTCAACAACGTTAGATAAATCAAAAGACGCCAAATTACCCTGATAATTGTTTAAAGAAGGAATACTACTAATATTGTACTCGGTCCCAACAACAAATTGAGGGAATTGACGACAAAGTAGACGATAAGGGACAAAATAAAACTCGATGTTCTGCTTAGCACGAACAAAACTAGCAGTATTCAACGGCATAGTACGCAGAAACGACTGCGGAGAGATAACAAAATGTTCATTAGGGTTTACCTCCTGAACATAACAAGGCAAGAGCATACCGGGAGAAGCCGTAAACTTATTAGAATACGACAAGTCAAAGGCATTGCGCTGCAAATTAGCCTTACTTTTCTGTTTTGCAAAAAGACTTTTCATAATTACAAATGTTTATTAATATTAAAATTATTATTAAGAGAATCATTAAGAATCTCATTTGACTTCTTAGTCTTGATAGAATCTAAGATTTTATCATAGATTTCAGAGCGGAAAGATTGAGAATAACAATCACGCTGAAACTTAATAAAAGCTTGAAACTCGGGCATAAGAGTATTTTGGCGATATAAATCCCAATAATTAACACCTAATTGTCGAAGCAAGCAAAATTCATCTGCATAAGGATTTGATAAGGCTGAATCATACTCACTTTCGGTAATATGCAAAGGAAGATTAAAAAC